TTGCGTGCTTTACCTTCTACCTCATATTTTTCGTATAAATCCTTAAATTGTTGCCCATATACATCTGATAGTCCAGGACATTCGTGAGGACAAAATAAAGACCATTTACCATTTTTTTCTTTAACTCTTTCCATAAATAAATCAGAAACCCATAAAGCATAAAATAAGTCACGTGCTTTCATTTCTTCATCACCATGATTTTTACGCATTTCTAAAAAATCAAAAATATCTGGATGCCAAGGTTCTAAATAGATTGCAAATGATCCATTGCGTCGACCACCACCATTATGTACAATACCATTATGTAACATATAATTATGTTGATCTTTCATTTGTAAATCATATAAAGTACCATTATATACATCTTTTTTAATACTTTTAATGCGTGTTAATAAATAGTTATTATACCTAAAAAATTTATAAAATTGTTTATCATTATGAGATATATTCATTAATTCACAAATTTCTTGGGTTTTTGGAATTCTTAGACAATAACTTATTTTTTTGTTTGTAATACTTCCTTTATCGGTTTCATGCGTTTCTCCAATTCTATTACGGATATAACCGCTAGTTAAAACACCAAGCCTGAGACACATAAATCTAGCAGATTCAATTAAATTTCTTGAAGTATTGTCAAAAACTAATTCGTTATGATTACAACCATCCGTTTCTAATAACCCTTTTAATATATATTTACTTTTATTAATAGGTAAGTTTAACCATTTTGGATGAACACGTTTTTCTTTATTAATATCATAAACATCGCTATATCTAAATGGTATATTAATATTTTTATTCCATCTTATTATAGTTGTATTATCATTTACATTAATTTTATAATGAATATATTTTGTCTCAAAATAATTTATGGCAAAATCAAGTAAATGTTTTTTGTTAAATGTATGTAAAGAAATGTACCCATTTTGATCATCATTGTTCATACTTCCATCTCCAAGTATTATTCCATACATAAAACAATCATCTTCTGAAATATTAGTAATATCAATGCTATTTTGAGGGATACTATAAACTAACATATCATTTAGATCTAATTCTTTTGATTCAACCCATTCAAAATCTATAATTTTTTTATCAATTCTATTTTTAATTAGATTATAATTTAATCCTTTAGTTTGATTTTTTAAAACATAAATAGGATGTTCTGGTGTAATAACCAAATTATCTATTGAATGCATAGTTTCGATATGTAATATTTCACCTTCATATGGATGTTCAAGAACATTTTCTATTGTTTCAACATTACCATTTAAATTAAATATTTTAGTTTCTCCAAACGAACAATGTTGAATTTGTATTGGACCTTCGGTAGTATAAATTATAGTTTCTGGATGAACACATTGATCAACATACCGAGCAGTATTATTAAATACACGTAACATCGGAACTAATCCGTTAGATGTTCCATTAGTTCCTTGAATATGACTTCCTTTAGCTCGAATATTATGAACATGTAAACCTATTCCGCCTGCCCATTTTGAAATATGGGCACAATCTTTTAATGTATTAAAAATACCATCAATACTATCATTTTCCATTGCTAAAAGATAACACGAACTCATTTGGGGACGCGGAGTTCCAGCATTAAAAAGTGTAGGAGTCGCGTGAGTAAAAAATTTCTGTGACATTAGATCATAAGTTTCTTTAATTAATTGTAGTGCATTAGGGTTATTCATATCGCCGTGAATTCCTACTGACACACGCATCCACATATGTTGCGGTCTTTCAACAATATTTTTTCCTTTTCTAAATAAATATGCTCGTTCAAGTGTTTTAAACCCAAAATAATCAATTAAATAATCTCTATTATAATCGATCATTTCATTTAATTCACTAAAATATTTACTGACAAAATTCCATACATCTAAAGATAATAATGGTTTATGATTATTATGAACATCATAAAAATTATATAATTCATTTACAACATTGAAAAAATTAGAATCTGTATTTTTTTGATGATTAGAAACGATAATACGACCAGCAAGAGTACCATAATCAGGATTTAATGTAGAAAGAGACGCGCATTGCTGAGCGGCTAATTCATCAATTTTAGTCGTTGAAATTGTATCATATAATTGATCTATTACTTTCATAGCTAATTGTTGATAATTAATTTGTATAAAAGCTTCTTGTCCTAATTTTTTAATTCTTGTTAAGATTTTATCAAATGCGATCTCCTCTAATTCTCCATTTCTTTTAGTAACACGCATATTATTGGTTTCCATCATTATAAATATATATAATAGTTTAATTTTAAGTCAGTTTTTTTAACATTTTAAATAATAAGTTTTTATATAAATCTATATTATATGAAAGATAAATTTGGAATTATTATATTTTTAATAGTAATAATAGCTGTAAGTTTAAGTTTAGCTCCATTTATTTTCAAGATTACAAAAAATAGTGAAGGATTTAGTGGAAGCAATGATTTGACAACCCCAGGTTCTTTTCCTAAGTCAGTTGATGGAGCTATATTAGATGATTTTCCTTTAATAGGAAAAAATAATACATCTGATTATAATTATGATGAAATATGGTGGCATTATCCTGTATTTAGAGTAGGATCTTTTAAACAAATAACTAATAATTTAAAACATCATTATAATCCTGATCAAGGAACTTGTATTCGCGCAGATTTTTGCGGAGCATTATACAATGACAACAAAAACACCATAACAAATATTATTACACCGTTACCTCCAGCTGAAGAAGGGTCGGGAGCGAGAGTAGGTTATTTCAGAAGTGAACCAAATGAATTATATTTTTCTATTCCAACAAATGAAAATATTTTATACTAAAAATTTATATCTATGTTTTTTAGTTCTGGAATAGGAACATCTACATTTTCAGTATCTTTTTTTACGACAGTAATTTTACCAGTTTCTTTATTAAATTGTAATAAACACCCAGAACTAGGTTTTGTTGTATTCTCTAATATTTCTTTTTTTTGTTTACGATTAGGCGCTCTATGTTCATATCCACTAATTCTTTCTTGTTCAATAGTAGTCCATATTTCTTGTAACGAAGAAATATTATCCTTAAACCATTGACGATTTCTACAAACTAACACGCAACTTAATTGGTCTAATTTCCAATAAATTGTTTTCATAAATATATATTTGTATTCAGTATTATTTTGATAATAATCAATAATATTATCTTGCCATTCTTCTATTTCTTGTGGATGAATTAATTCTAATGGTTTATATGAGTAGAATGGTTTACCTTCTTTTGTATGAAAGTAAATAATTATACCTTTCATTTGATTATCTTTTGATAAGCACACATTTTGAAATTCACGACCTTCTTCATCTTCATATAAATCATTTGAGGTGTCATATATATAAGAATTATAATCTGGATATTCAGTAAATTTTGTTTCTAAAAAGTCACATTCATCAAGATCGCAAACTTCCATTTGTAGCTGCATTTGAATCCAATATTCTTTTTTAGGAATACCGTCAATTTCACGGTTGACAATATTTTTTATTTCCAACATACGTCCATAACGTTTTGTTTCTTTATCAACATTAATTCCATCAGGAGACGCCCCTAAAAATAAATATGTTTCGTGTTGAATACATCCAAAATCTTCTATTTTAGTGTTATATATATGTTCGTATATATTTACAGATAATGGTTCATATTTTTGTCCCCAATGAAGTGTTGTGTTAACATTTACCATAACAACTTCTTTAATATCTTCTTCAATTGTATCATTATCTATGTATAAATTTTGATTTAATGGTTGACATTTTTCATAAATAAGTTGATTTTTAACATTTTGATTTTCGAATGCTTTATATGCGTTGGATGCTGTGATTAAATTATGTCGAAATTCATACCATTCTTTTGTTCTTTGTGATGGTTGAGGTTTATTTCTTAAAATATTTAATTGTTCATTTATAAAGTCTGAATCAGGGTCTTCTAAAATAATCGTATCTGAATAAGAACGTGGTGGTATATAATGTTTAAAGAAATCGTATTTAGCTTGTTCAATTATTTGTTCCATTTCTTCTTCAGCATCATCAGTAAAAAATATATCAAAATTGAATTGTGAAAACATTAATTCTAGGATATTTTCATCAAAAATATCTTCAAAATCAGGTTCAGTAATGATTGTTGGATTTTCTTTAATAAATTCTTCCATTAAATCAATACACGTCTGATATAATTCTAAAGATTCATCGTCATTAAAATAATTTGAATATTCTTGTGGAATAATTTGTTCAGTAACATCAATTATTATACTATTATCAATCATATCTATATAATATTAGTTTTTATTTTTAAACTATTATTATAATCAATATACTAAAAATAATTAATCATCCTTGTCGGAATCAGAATCATTTTTATTTTTTAAATTTTTAACAGTACCCTGTTTTTTTTTGGGTGCTAATCCTTTTAAAGTAGATACTCTTTTATCTATATTTTTAAGTGTAAAATGATTCGAAGGTTTATTATAAAATAATGCGGGTATATCTTTAATTTCCCCAGTTTCTTTATTATAATTTACGTCTTTAACGCGC